CCCTGCCCCTGTTCGCCCAAAAGCGGAGGTGGACCCTCGCCGTTCTCGCCGCAGCCGAAACTGCCGCAGACTTCGCCGCAGTCGTCTACACCGACGCCCCCCCCGACGGCTCCGCCGACCCCGCCACACCATTCGATCTTGTCGAACTCGAAAAGCGCATGGGCACGGTTCTCCCCGCCGGATGGAAGCTCGGCCAGCTTCAGGCCGAACAGCCCACCACCACCTACGGCGACTTCGACAAGGCCATCCTCAACGAGATCGCCCGTTGCGTGTCCATGCCCCTCAATGTGGCCGCCTGCAACAGCGCCGGCTACAACTTCGCGTCCGGCCGCCTCGACCACATGGTCTACGTCAGGTCCATCGCCGTAGACCGGGCATTCCAAGCCGTCACCATTCTCCGCCCCATCCTACGCGCATGGCTCTGGGAGTACAGCCTGCGCCGCGGCTTCATGTTTGGCGGCCCCTACGACATGCCGCGCCACACGTGGTTTTGGGACGGATTCGAGCACGCCGACCCAACAAAGGAAGCCAACGCCCGCAAGACCCGCCTCGAAACCGGCCAGTCCACCTACGCCAACGAACTCGCCAAAGACGGCTACGACTGGGAAGACGTCTTCGACCAGCAGGACATCGAAGCCGAGCGCCTGGCCAAACGCGCCCGCCGCGTTCAAGAACTCAACCCGCCCGCCGAATCCCCGGCCAAGGACTCCGCCAATGCCTCTTGAAATCACAGCCATAGCCTCCAAGAAGGGCTACCGCGTCGTGGGCCAGGCCTACGGCGGCGGCAAGATGAAACTCAAGGACTGGCCCCATCCTCTCGTTGTGGACTACGCCGGCCTTACGGTCCCGCCTTCCGTCCCGTTGCTCATCAACCACGAGAACCATCCCAACGCCAAGATCGGCGCTGTAGCAGCCAAACGCGAAGGCGCCTCGTTTCTGGTGGACGGAGAGATCATCGTCCAGGACGAAACCGGCCCTGCCGCGAAAATCGTAGCGCTACTTCTGCCCCCCGAAGGCCAGCCCACTACCGGCGATATCTCTCGCGACTGGCAACTCTCCATCGGAGCGGCCCCCCAGCGCGTCGAGTTTATTCCGGCCGGTCATAGCCGCGTCATCAATGGAACTTCCCACGAAGGCCCATTCTTCCACGTCAAACAATCCGTCCTTCGTGAAATCTCGGTCGTGGCTATCGGCGCGGACGCCTCGACCTGGATGCGGCTTGCCGCCACTTTCGGCGGGGCCACCACCGACGCCGCGCCTACCCCCGATGGAGGAAACACCATGCCGTTTGATGCTTGGCTCAAAGCCCACGGCCTTGACGGTAAGCAGTTCACCGAGGCCCAGATCGCCGAACTCAAGGCCGCCTTCGACGCCGGCGGCGCCCCGCCCGCCGCTTTCGTGACGCCCGCGCCTGTTGCGCCCGCCGTTCCCGACGTCCAGGCCACGGCCACCGCCCCCGACATCCAGGCCGCCGCCCAGAACGCCGTTGTCGCCGAACGCCAGCGCGTCAGCGCTATTCGCGCCGCCTGCAAGGGCTTCCCGCAGATCGAAGCCCAAGCCATCGACGAAGGATGGACGATGGACCAAACCAACGCCGCCCTTGTCGCCGCCCTCCAAGCCAGCCGCCCCCAGGCCCCATCCATCATGCAGCGCACCAAGGCCCCGGCCGGCGCGGTCATCGAAGCCGCCGCCCTCATGTCCGGCGACATCGACGAGAACGCCATTGTCGCGTCGCTGGGCGAACAGGCCGTTGACGGCGCCCGCAAGTCCTTCCGCCACGGCATCGGCATCCAGCGCATGATTCTGGAAGCCGCCTGGGCCAACGGTTGCGACATCCGCGCCTTCACCGACGACCCCCGCGCCGTCATGCGCGCCGCCTTCGACGAGACGGCCATCCGCGCCGGTTTCTCGTCCATCAGCCTGCCCGGCATCCTCTCCAACGTGGCCAACAAGTACCTGCTGGCCGGGTTTGAGTCCGTTGAACAGGTCTGGCGCGCCATCTCCGCCATCAAGCCCGTCAAGGACTTCAAAACCGTCACGTCCTACCGCCTCACCGGCGACTTCGAGTACCAGGAAGTCGGACCGGACGGCGAACTCAAGCATGGCGGCGTGGACGAAGAATCGTTCTCCAACCAGGCCAAGACCTACGGCCGCATGTTCTCAATCACCCGCGTGGACATCATCAACGACGACCTGGGCGCGCTCACGGCCCTTCCCAGGCGCATCGGCCGCGGCGGCGCGCTCAAGCTCAACAAGGTTTTCTGGACCACCTTCCTCGACAACGCCACGTTCTTCACCGGCGCCCGCAAGAACTACGCCAGCGGTGCGAGCACGGCCTTGGACCTGGACTCGCTCACGGCCGCCGAGCAGTTGTTCCTGGACCAGACCGACCCAGACGGCAACCCGCTGGCCATCACCGCCCGCGTCCTTCTCGTTCCCACGGCGCTCAAGGTCAAAGCCTATCAGTACATGACCTCCACCCGCCTCAACGAGACGACGACGGCCAACAAGGGCAAGGGTTCCGACAACCCCCACGCCGGCAAGTGGGACGTGCAGTGCTCCGCCTACCTGTCCAACGCCCGCATCCCCGGCTACAGCAGCGCGGCGTGGTACTTGCTCGCCTCCCCCGCCGACCTGCCCGTCATCGAAACCGTTTTCCTCAACGGCAACCAGTCCCCCACGGTCGAAAGCGCAGATGCCGATTTTAATACGCTCGGCATCCAGATGCGCGGCTATCACGACTTCGGCGTTGCGCTCCAAGACTACCGCGGTGGCGTGAAAATGGCGGGCGCGTAAGCGCCTGCCTTTTCTCCCCCCTTTCCCCAACTTTGAAAGGACTTTCGCATGGCGATCCCCGTAACGTTCCTGCATGAAGGCGATTCGATTGACTACACGCCCAACGCGGCCGTTTCCGCTGGCGAAGTCGTCGTCCAGGGCGATCTTGTCGGCGTCGCCAAGAAGGACATCGCCGCCGGCGAACTCGGCGCCCTGGCCGTCGCTGGCGTGTTCGCGTTCCCCAAGGCAATAGGTTCCTCGACGGCTATTGCCGTCGGCGTCAATGCCTATTGGGACGCCGGCAACGAAGTGGCCACCGCTACGGCCAGCACGCACAAGCTCATCGGCAAGGTCATCAAGGCCGCCACTGACGACGACACGACCGTTCAGGTTCGCATGAACCAGTAGGCCCCATCCCGGCCGGGGGAGTTGCGCCCCGCTCCCCCGGCCTTGACTCAAAGGCTACCCCATGACCACAAGCCAGGATAGAGCCGAACTTCTCCGCCTCGCCGAAGTAGCCAAGGCCATCCCTGGCCACTTCGCGGAAGCGGGCGTCCGGCGCGCCGAGTCCTTCATTCCCATCGCCCGCGTCGCCAAGGCCGCCGGCAAGCTCTGCTTTGGCTTCGACTCATTTGAAGGAATGACCGTCCACACCAAGCGCGACGTTCTGCCCAACGGCGAATGCCGCTGGCCTATGGGCAAGCTCCACACCGGCGGCGAAGCCGGCCACCAGGCCGTCATCCGCGCCTGCGAGACCGCCGGACTTGCGTCCACCACTCGCGTTACACGCGGATGGGTTCCCCAATGCCTTGAAGCCGTCAGCGCCGAGCGATTCGCCTTCGTCCACCTCGACCTTGACCAGTACGCGCCCACCCTGGCAGCGGCCCGGTTCTTCTGGCCGCTCCTGTCCCCCGGCGGAATCATCATCTGCCACGACGTGTGGCCCGGCGACGCCTACCAGGCCAGCGGCGGCTTCCACGACTTCGCGGCCGAGATCGGCCAGACAATCACCTGCCTCGACGCAATCCCCTACGGCTGGATTCAGAAGGCGGCGAAATGATCCCCAAACTGATTCACTTCGTGTGGTTCGGCCCGCCCATGCCAGCCTGGGCTCAGCGCAACATCGACGCATTCCGCCGCCTCAACCCGGAATACGAAATCCGCATCCACGGCGAAGACGCCTTGCTCCCCTGCTACGCCGACACCTACGCCAAGCTCACCCACGCCGCCAACAAGTGCGACCTGCTGCGCTACTCCATCCTGGAGAAATACGGCGGCTGGTACTTCGACTGCGACTTCTGGCCCTTCCGCCCCCTGGCCGAGGCCGAAAGCGCCTGGGGCCTCAACGGCGCGCGCCTGTTCCTTGCCGAGCAGTCCGATCCAGGAAAGCGCGATTACCTCAACGGCGCTGTCCTTGCCTGCGGCCCCGAATGGCGCGGATGGCCCATCGTTCGCGACCTCTGCATCAACGCCGTTCACGACGATTGGGCCACCTACGGCCCCCACCTCGTGACCAAACTCGCCAACCAGCACCCGAACCTCGTCGAGATCGCCGGCCGCGCATGGTGGTACGGCCCCGGCGCGCAGTGGGCGCACAAGCTCTACCGCTGCGCCGTCGAAGCCCGCCATGAACCCATTCGCCGCTTCATGCCCGAAACCGGCGGCCAGCTTCCGTTCGCCATGCACCTCTGGGCCTACAAGCACTCCGACCACATCGCCGCCGCCAGCACAGGCAGCCACAAAAAGACCGCCCTCATCTTCAACCGCCCAACGTGGTTTGACGGCCAGCAAGCCCTTTTCGACAGCCTGCAATCCGGGCTGGAAAAGACCGGCTACGCCGTCGAGCGCCTCGAACGCAAAAAGGGCGCGCTGGCCGAAGCGTCTTGCGTTCCCGACCTGGCCGTCTTCTGGAACGGCATGCGCGAAGTCGAAGCCCAGCTTGTTGCCGACGCCAAGCGGCTCGGAGCCAAGACGCTCATCATGGAACACGGCTTCTGGCAGCGGACCAAGCACGTCCAGCTTGACGCCAACGGCACCCAGCATCGCGCATCCTGGCGCGTAAACCTGCGCGAACCAGCCCCGCCCCAGGGCGCCGAGCGCCTGGCCGCCTTCTACCCCAACGGCGTCAAGCCCATCGAAGTCCGCCGTCAAGGCTACGTCCTTGTCTTGGGCCAGGTGTCCGGCGACTCGCAGTTGTTTGACTCCGAAATCAAAGGCCCCGCCGCGCTACAGCGCGCCGTCAAGGGCGCCATTCCAGCCAAAGTCCCGGTCTTCTACCGCCCCCACCCCCTCAGCCCGCTTCGGCCCCACGGCTGCGACATCCTGCCCATGCTGTCAGACGGCCCCGACACGCCCGCCGTCTACAGCAGGCTCAAGGCCGGCCCCGGACTCGCCAAGGCTCTCGAAGGCGCACGATTCGTCATCACCATCAACTCCACGGCTGGCAACGAAGCCCTGGCCGCCGGCGTCCCTGTTCTCGCCCTTGGCCCCGCCCTCTACAACATCGCCGGAGTCGCCCGCCCGGCCAGCGTCGCCACACTCAAAGACGACATCCAGGCCATGCTCGACGGCTGGGTTCCCGACAACGCAAAGGTCCTGAACTTCCTCCATTGGCTCGCCTGCCGCCAATACTCCGCCGCCGACCTCGCCGACGGCTGGCCCATCCGCCTTGCCCTTGGACTTGAGCAGGAGACCGCCAGTGGCGATTGACCTCCTGGATACCGGCGCTCAGTGGCAGACCGCGCAGAACAAGCGGTTCCGCGCCCAAGCAGCCACCTACTCCCGCGAGGGCATGGACGGCGTTGAAGTCACGGCCACAGTAGGCCGTTCAAAGTTCCGCACGCAAAACGACGCCGGCATGTTCGTAAGCACGGAGTTCCGCGACTACCTCATTGAAGCGTCAGACATCGCGGCCTTCGGCGTGCCACAGCCCGGCGACCTGATCGTACAGACGATCGCCGGCCTCCCCCACACCTTTGCTGTGTCCGCCCCCAGCGGCGAACCCGTCTATGCCTACGCGGACCCCGGCCGCCGAGTCTATCGCATCCACACACTCTATGCGGGAATCGCCACATGAGCACGGAAGCAGAGCGTTTTTCAAGCGTGTGCAAGCCCCAGTTTGAGACCCTGTTCACCCGCGTCAACGCACTGGACGAATCGGTCCGCGGCAATGGCAAGCCTGGCCTCAACCAGCGCGTCCGCGACCTCGAACTCTGCGAAACGTGGCGGGGCAAGGTGTTCTGGATGCTCATCGGAGCCGTCATCTCCATGCTTACCGCCGTCGCCACCGTAGCCGCTACGACCGCAATGAAGGCAACCCCATGATCCTCGAAACCGTTCAGGCCGTCGTGGACGTGCTCAACTCCAAGTCGTGGAGCGTTCCCTTCACGGCCGTCGGCGTCGCCGTCCCCGACGTGGCCGCCTCAGACCTGGGCCAACTCACCGTCCTTGTCTGCCCAGGCTCAAACGAAATCACCCGCGAAACACGCGGCTCCAAGCAGCACGAAATGCGCGTTGACATCGGCCTTCTCAAAAACCTTGGCCGACAGCGCACGGATACCGTCCAATCCCTCGTCAACCTCATGGAGGAAATCGCGGACTACTTTCTCGACCACCCCCTCGCCACGGCCACGGTGATTTCCGTTGCGATGGACCCGCTCTTTGACCCCGAAGCCTTGCGCGGCCAGAACGGCCGCTTTCAGTCCGCCATTCAACTCAACCTGTTGGGGCGGTCCAAATGATCGGCATGAAGACCGGCTACCGGATGGACGCCAAGAAGGTCATCGTCGCCACGCGCAACGCCCAGGCCCCCACCCTGGCCCGCCAGGGCGCCTACATGCGCGGCATCGCCAAGCGGCTCATCAAGCGCTTTAAGAACCCGGCCACCAACGCCCCGGCCGGTTCTCCCCCCTTCACCCACACTGGCGCGCTCAAGCGTTCCATCATCTTCGGCGTCACGGAGAACCGCCAAAGCGTTCTCATCGGCCCCACGGCCCAGGTAATCGGCGGAATCGGCGCAACCCACGAATGGGGCGGCACGGAAGGCCCCAAGCGCAAGCGGATTCGCAAAGTCAACTGGGTTCTTGAAATCGGCGGTCACGGTCCAATCTCGCAGGTCGGAGGCCGCATCCGCTTTGCAAAGCTCCGCACAAGCGCCCAGGTTGCCCGCGCCATTCGCATTGCCCGCACAGTCCGCCCAGGCATGACCAAAGGCGCAGGCCGCAGACACTACCCCCGCCGCCCCTTCATGGGTCCGGCCCTCACCATCGCACTCAGTCGCTTGCCCAGTTTCTGGCGTGGCGCCGTGCGCCGCGTCGCCTAAACAACAAGGAGGTCTCTCGTGACTCAACCCATCAAAATCGGCGCGGAAATGCGGACATGGTACAAGTCCGCCGGCGTCGGAGGCGCTGGCGATTGGGAGCAACTCACCTGCGTCAAGGACATGGCCCTCAACCTCGAACACGACGACGTGGACGTGACCACACGCGCCGCCGGCGGGTTCAAGGAAACCATCGCCGGCCTCACCGACGCGCCCATCGAGTTTGACATGATCGGCGAAGAAGACGACGCCGGAATGCTCGTCATCCTCAACGCCTTCATGTCCAAGACGCCAGTCGGCCTCGCCATCATGAACGGCGCCGCCACCGTCGCCGAAGGAACCGGCCTCATCGCCGACTTCGCCATTCTCAAGTGCAACCGCAACGAAGCCCTGGCCGACGCGGTGGGCTATTCCGTCACCGCCAAGCCCACGTACTCCAACACCGCCGCGGGCTTCTACATTAACGGCGTTCTTGTCTCGCCCGAAGTCGAATCGTAACAAGTCCAGCCCCCAGGGCGGCTGGCGCGCTGTCCCAGCCCCGGCGTCGCTGGCCGCCCTGTTCCCCTTGCCCCTGGGAGGCAACACATGAAGACGTTCAAGGACTCAGCCGGCCGCACATGGACCATCAGCCTCAACGCAACGGCCGTCAAGCGCGTTCGCGCCAGCCTCGACATCAACCTGCTCGACGTGGCCAGCGACGGCGGCACGCTCATCCAGCGCCTTGAATCCGACATCTGCCTGCTCTGCGACATCCTCTACGTCCTCTGCAAAGACGAGGCCGACAAGCTCGGACTCACCGACGAAGAATTCGGCAAGAGCATGGCCGGCGAAGTCATTGACATTGCCAGCGCCGCCTTCCTGGAGGAACTGGTCTGTTTTTTCCCGGCGGCGAGAGGGCGCTTGCTGGCCAAGGCTCTCGCCAAAGCCAACACACACCGCCAGAAGGCCGAGCAGACGATGCTCAAGGCTCTGGACGATCCGAGGGTGGACCAAGCGATGGAAGCGGAACTGGCCAAGATGGAAGCGGACTTCAGCGCCGACCTGGACCGCCTGTTGACCCCGAGGAACTCATCTGGAAGTGCGCCGGAATCCTTGGCCTAGACCCAGGCCCGTTCACGCTTGCCGAACTTGTACGCATGGCCGACGCAAAAATGGACCAGGATTGGAATCACACCAGTGAAGTGCTCGCCCTCATCGCCAACGCCAACCGCGACCCCAAGAAGCGCAGGGAACCGTTCACATCCGACGACTTCCACCCGTTGCGCGAAAAGAAGTCCAAGCGCGGCCGCGGCATCCCCATCACCGGCAAGAACATCCACCTTCTCCGCTGCCTCGTTCCCAAGCGTGTCAAGCCCAAGAACCCGGACAAGCCATTCGTGCCCCGAAAGCGCAGGAAGTAGACCATGAGCCAGTCCCCCAACCCCTACGACCTCAAGCCCGAATGCGGCCAGCGCCTGCACCCAGGCCCAATCGAGTTCTGGTGCGGCAAGCTCCGCGCTTGGTTCCCATCCGCCGGGCTTGAGTGCGTCCGCTGCCAGGCTGGCAAGCCCGTCACCATGGCCGCCTACCGCGAAAGTCTCTACCGAAAGGGCACAACATGATCGAGCGCATTGGGTGGTATCTGGCCGGACTGCTGGCCGGGTTGCTGGTTTTGTTTTCGTGCGCGGGCTGCGCGGCCTCGCGCATGTCCGGCGTGCGCGTGGAAACAAGCAAAAGCCCGGACGGCCAGACGCGGACGCGCATTGACGGCCCATCCTTCGCGGGCGAAAGCGCCAAGGACGTCTCCCTGCCGCCGCTGAGCGTTTCGCCGGACGGCACCGTCGCCGTGGGCGCGTCCGGAGCGCGCATGTGGAAGCCGCTGGCGGGCGACCGGTCATGGCTGTTGCTTGCCATCGGCGCCGCGGCCCTCGCGGCCGGAGTCGTGACCGCCGCCAAGTTTCCGTCGCTCGCGCTGGGCTGGCCGCTGGCCGCCGCCGGTGTGGCCTGCATTGGCTTGTATTTCTACCCGTGGCTCATCCTGGCCGGTGTGGTCGTCTGGTACATTGGAGACATCCTGCAATCCCGCCGTTCCGTCAATCAAGTCAACGCGGTCAACGCGGTTGCCGAAGCCGCCCAGGCCGAAGCTGCCCGCCAGGCCGCCGCCCTCGCCGTCGTCACCAGGGCCGTCGCCAACAGCCCCGCCGACGTGAAAGCCACCGTCAAGCGCAAGGTCGCCGATACCATCGCCGCCGGCTCAGACCTAGACGCCGCAATCCAGGAGGCCAAGCGGACGTGACCGAAACCCTCACCATCTCCGGCCTCGCCGCCACGGCCGCGTCCGGCGGCGGCGTCTCCGCCCCGGCCGCCGTGTCCACCGGCATCCAACTCCTCCTTACCCTCGCCGGCGCAGGCGCCATGGCCGACAACCTTCGCAAAGACAAGAAACTCGAGGCGGCCAAGGCGCAAGCCGGCACGTCGGGCACAACCACGGGAGTCTGACATGCCCTGGCTCGCAGGCTGGCAATATCGCGTTCCGCTGACCATCGACGGCACGGTTCCCGCGCTCACCGGTCCGGTGAGTAACGGCATCGCCATTGTGGGCGTCCCGGCTGCGCTCAAGGCCGTGTGCCAGGCCGCGGGCCAGGACTTGCGCTTCACGGCCGCCGACGGCCAGACGCTGCTCGACTACGGGATTGAGGATTGGTCCGTGGCCGCGCCCGTGTGCCATGTTCGAGTGCCCACCGTATCCACCGCCTCCACTACGATCTACGCCTACGGCGGAAACGCCCTGGCCGCGGACGCCCAAAGCCGTTCCGGCGTCGCAGCCGGCCACGCGCTCTACTGCCCATTCGGCGAGTACAGCGGGAACGTCGTTGATTGGTCAAGCGGCATCAACGGCACGCCTGTGCGCATCGACGGCCCTTCCCTCAACGTCTGGCAAGGCGTGGCGGGGAAGGCCGGTCCGGCCATTCAGTTCGACGGCGTCAAGGGATACCTTGACTTCGGCGACGTCTGCAATATGGGCACGTCTCACTGGCATCTCGGCCTCTGGTTCAAGACAGCCGACGCAAGCGGGCCGTTTGTCTGTAAATCGCTTTATGGAGGCGCGAATAATCGGTGGTTCGTCTCACAGGATGCAGGCGCCATCTGGGCCGCGCTGCATCCGTCGTCTGGCGGAGTAGTATACACCGCCTCTGTCGGGGCAATCACGGACAATACGTGGCACCGCGTGGATGCTGTATGGGATCGCACAAGCACGATTCGCATCTACATAGACGGCGCGCTGGCCGCCACAGGCCAGGACATTTCAGCTTTCGCGGCCGACAACATCCAGTCCACGTACAAGTTCGGAGTAGCGATTTACAACGATGGATCGGGC